TATCGCCACAGCAGAAACAACAACATACATGAACAGTATGTTGAATGAACTGTCAAAAAGCGGGACGACAGCTTCGGACACGATTAAGAACAAAACCGGAAAATCATTTCAGGATTTAATGAGCGACGGTGCAAGTTTGGCGGACGTCCTGCAAATATTGCAGGAGCAGGCGGCGGAAGACGGCGTCGCTATGAATGATATGTTCGGATCCGCTGAAGCCGGGAAAGCCGCTATGACGTTGTTATCTGGCGGCGTAGAAGAATTTAACGGGCTTGTGTCCGATATGACGGACGGAGTAAACGGAGCGACAGACGAAGCGTTCGGGAAACTTGACACGACGTCACATCAGGCAAAGGTCGCATTAAACGAGGTAAAGAACGCCGGGATCGATTTAGGGCAGACGATCCTTCAAATGGTTTTACCCTATTTTCAGAAATTTACCGAAAAAATCAAGGACGCGACAACGTGGTTTAAAAATCTGGATGAATCACAGAAACAAATGATTGTAAAGATCGCGGCGGTCGTGGCAGCAATCGCCCCCGCGCTATTGATCGGCGGGAAAGTGGTTTCGACGATCGGGAAAGTGACATCGGGCGTCGGCGGATTGATGACGAAGGTCGGTGGGCTGATCTCCAAAATGGGCGGACTGTCCGGGGCATTGTCGGCGATCGCGTCCCCGGTCGGAATTGCAGTCGCCGCGATTGCGGCACTGGCGGCGGGGTTCGTCTATTTATATAAAACAAATGATGAATTTCGGGAAAAGGTAAACGACGCCGTTGAAAAAGTCAAAACATCGTTTTCAAACATGGTTCAGAAGGTCAAGCCCCTGTTAGAGAAATTAGGGGAAGCGTTTAAAAACCTGATGAATACACTAAAGCCTGTTTTTGAATTTATCCTGACGCGGATCATGGCGATCATGAACGGGATTATGAACGCAGCCGCGCCGATCATTGCGGCAATAACGAACGTTGTCGAGTTCGTGACGAATATCATTTCGGCGCTGTTTTCGTTACTGTCCGGAGATTTTGACGGATTTTTCGAGTACATAGGAGCAGCGGTACAAAATGCAATCGACTTCGTAAAGAATATTATTTCGGCGTGGGTTTCCTTTATCGTCGGATATTTTGAGGGATTCGGCGTCGATATAAAGAAAATATTTTCGGACATCTGGAACGGGATCGTCTCAATTTTTCAGGGCGTCGGACAGTGGTTTTCCGATCGGTTCACGGAAGCATACAACGCCGTGACGTTTGTATTCAAGGGAATCGGACAATGGTTCGGGGCGCGGTGGACGGATATTAAGAACGCCCTGTCAACGGTCGCTTCGTGGTTCCTGACGATGTTCCAGAACGCATATAACAACGTCGTGAACGTATTCAAAGGAATCGGACAGTGGTTCGGGGCGCGGTGGACAGACATCAAGAACGCCCTGTCAACGGTCGCTTCGTGGTTCCTGACGATGTTCCAGAACGCATATAACAACGTCGTGAACGTATTCAAGGGAATCGGACAATGGTTCGGGGCGCGGTGGACGGATATTAAGAACGCCCTGTCGTCGGTCGGATCGTGGTTTCAGACAACATTCCAGACGGCATACACGAACATCACGAATATTTTCAAGAATATTGGTTCGTGGTTCCAAACGAATGTAATCGACAAGATCAAAAGCGTTTTTGACAATTTTTCTTTAAAAGACGCGGGCGAACGGATTATGAATAGTTTCGTCAATGTGCTAAAGTCGATCCATATTCCGAAACTGTCCGTCGATTGGGGAACCACGGAAAAGACAATCGCGGGATTGACAATCAAAGTTCCGGTTCCGCATATTTCTTGGAACGCGTTAGGCGGAATTATGAAAAACCCGACGATTTTCGGAATGTACGGCGGAAAGTTGCAAGGCGGCGGAGAAGCCGGGGACGAAGCGATCCTGCCGCTTGATATATTCTATAAGCGGACAGAAAGCTACATCGACGACGCAATCGCGCGGGCGACGGCAGCAGTCCAGAACAAAGACGCGGGCAGCAGGAGCGGCGATTTTATTCAGAATATTAAGATCGAAAGCCCGGAACCGCTGTCGCCGTATGAAGTCGCCCGGCAGACACGAAACCAGACGCGGAACATGGTTCTTCAGCTACAAGGAGGGCGATAAATGTCAAAGAAAATCGTATGCAAAAACGAAGATGACGTACAGATTGAATTTAGTTACGAAGAGGACGCGGAATTTTTTCTTGTCTCATGCGACGGGATCTATTCCGTGTCAAACAACGTTGTCACGTCCGAAAATACAATGACGGACGGTTCCACCTATCAGGGATCCACGACAAAACAGCGGAACATCGTTATCACGGCGGAAATTGATTCGGACTATCAGTCCCGCCGGGATTTTCTGTATAAGTCATTTAAAGCAAAGTCGCCGGGAACATTTTTCTATTATGAAAATGAGGAACAACGGCAGATCGACTATTATGTCGAAGACATCGACATCGACGAAGCGGGCGTGTGCCGGAATGCGGTCATTTCCCTGTTATGCCCGGATCCGTTTTTTAAGGATCCCGCCGACACGACGGTCACAATGGCGGGTTGGGAACCGTGTTTCGAGTTCGTTCACGAGTTTACGGACGAATTAGAAGAATTTGGCGTCAGGATCGCGGAATTGGTTAAAAACGTCGAAAACGATTCGGCGGCGGACTACATCGGGATCGAAGTCATTATGGAAGCGTCGGGAGCGGTCAGGAATCCCGTTCTATATCACACGCAGCAGGACATTCACATTCAGATCGGGACGGAAACATTCCCGTTTGATATGGAGCCGGGGGACGTGGTAAGAATCACAACCGGAACAAATGAAAAAAATGTTTATCTGATAAAGGACGGCGTGACAACAAAAATAAATGAATATCTGGACGAAGAAAGCGAATTTATTCAGTTAGTACACGGATCCAATACGTTTATTTATGACGCTGCGCAGGGCGTTGACTATCTGAATGTAACAATAAGCTATCGGTTTAGATATTTAGGAGTATAGGAGCGTGAGGGAATGGAAGTCAGGATATACGGGCGCGATTTATATCGCAAAGGGCAGATCGAAAATCAAACGTCCCTGATTTGGACGCGGAAATTCTACGAACCGGGGACGTTTGAACTTCACGCCCCGATCACAGATGAAAATTTATATTTACTGCAAAAAGACAACATCATCGGAAAAAAGGGTTCTGCCGAAGCCGGGATCATAGAGGACATAGAAAAAGAGGAAAGCGACATCAAGAACGAAATCACGGTCAAAGGGCGGTTCCTGTCGTCCTACATGGACAGACGGCTGATAAAAAAGACGGTCAATTTTTCCGGGAAAACAGAAGTCGCTATGCGTCAGCTTTATTCCGGCGTTGTCCCTCTTCCCCTTGTGGAATTAGGAAATTTAAACGGGTTCCCGGAATCAGTAGAATTTCAAGTCACAATGAAAAATCTGCTGACCTACGAAAGCAAACTGTCACGGGCGGGCGCGATCGGATTCCGGTTCCGCCCGGATTTCAGGGAAAGAAAGATCGTATTTGAAACCTATCAGGGAAAAGACCGGACATTCAATCAGCATGAGAACAACCGCGTTATATTTTCAGAAAGCTACAACAATCTGAACAACGCGATCTATCGCTACAACAACCAGAATCTAAAAACGTTCGCAATCGTGGGCGGGCAGGGAGAGGGCGACGCCCGGACATATTACGAATTAGGCGGCGGCGAAGGGTATGATTTACGGGAAATATTCGTTGACGCAAAGGACATAAACCCGGACGGGCTGACGGCGGCACAGTATAAGGCGGCGTTATTACAGAGGGCACAGGAAGCATTAAACGACGCGATCGCGTCGGAAACACTGGAAAGCGAAACCGACGCCGCAATCAATTTCGTATACAAAGAAGATTATGATCTGGGGGACATTGTGACAGTAAGAAAGAAAAAATGGAATCTGTACATGAATCAGAGGATCACGGAATTATCTGAAGTTTACGAATACGGCGGAATGACTGTCGTTCCCACATTCGGGGATCCGCTGCCTGAAAAAATCAAGTGGGACGAATAGGGAAAGGAGAGAAAAAAGCGCATGGCAAAAGAACGAAGTTATGATTATTTTTGGAACTCAAATTCCGATCGGTATTATGACGCGGAATCAATGGCGGACTGGCTGCGCCCGTTTTTCTGCAACGGCGTATTTAACGGGCAAATGCAAGTCACAGCGAACGACGATATGTCCGTGACGGTCGCGGCGGGGTACGGCTACATAAACGGAAAACACAGACATTTCCTGACGCCGACGACGCTTGACTTGGAAACGGCGTCCGGCACGCTTGACCGGATCGACAGCGTGATCCTGCGCCGTAACGACACGGAACGCCGGATCTTTCTGACGATTGAAAAGGGCGGGAACGCGAAGTCCCCGGTCGCACCGGAACCGACGCGGGACGGGGCAATCTATGATCTGAAACTGGCGGAAATCTATATCGCCGCCGGAACCGTTAAGATCACACAGGCGGAGATCACGGACACACGCATGAACGCCGCCGTCTGCGGTTGGGTAGCGGCAACCGTGAAAGAAATTGATTTCACGCAGATTCAGGCGCAGTTTGACGCCTATTTCACGGCATATAAAAAGAATGTTTCCGATCAGTATCAGGAATACATCGGAAACATTCAGGCGTTTAAAGATCAGGCGCAGGAAGCCTACGATCTGATGATTCAGGCGTTCAATACATACGCCGATCAGCAAAAAGCCGCTTATGAAGAATGGATCGGGCAGCAGGAAACGGATTTCGAGGAATGGAGCGGCGGGCAGCAGTCCGCGTTTGCACAGTGGCGGCAAAATCAGGAAGCCGCGTTTAATAACTGGTATGCAAATAATACGGGCGCATGGACGAACGATTTTCAGGAGTGGTTCGACACGATCAAGGGCATATTCGGGACGGATCCGGCGGGAGCCTTGCAAAATGAAATAGAGTTCCTGCAGAACATTATCTATTCCGGCGCTATCCCGGCGAATCTGGTAACATCGGACGGCGACGAACTGATAACGTCAGACGGCGATCAGTTGCTTGCATTTTGGACGATCAAAACGTCAGAAACGTGCAACTGTTTAGCATAAAGCAAAAATGAAAGGAGTTAAAAGAACATGGCACAGAAAAAATTTACTGATCTGACGGCGGCGGTTGGGTTAAACAAAACGGATCTTCTGGCGGTCGAACAGGCTGACGGGACGAAAAAGGCGA